TTTCCGGCATCCACATCACCAGGCCAGAGAGCGTAGGCCAGTTCGTCATCCAGTGTTTTCCATGTCTGCTTGTATTCGCGATGAATGGCAGCAATGACCGGGCTGATTTTTCCTGTTGAATTTTCACTGTGCTGTTGATTGGTTCTGGCGCAGGCGAGATCAACAACAGACGTGTATTTTCCGGTTTCCTTGCGTTCACCTTCGCGACGTTTTTTCCAGATGCGCATCTCTGCCTGAATTTCGGGCCATTTGGCACCAGGCTTACATTTATGCTTAACCCACCCGATGGCATGCAGCTTAAGCTCCGGATACATGGCGTTAACTTCTGGCATTTTCATCAACGCTTCAACGATATGTCCGTCGAATGTTGCCATGTCTTCCTGCAACAATTCCTGTGCGCTAATAACCATATCAACGGTGATGTTTTCACATGTGTCGAACTTAACCATGACAGCGTTCTGTACTTCAGGGGACAGCTTGTCAAAATTGACGTTCATCGGATCGGATTCTGGTTCGACTGGAATAAAGGAAGCGGATTCCTCATCCCAGCGGTTTTCCTGCATATATTCAGCATCCCAGGAATCGAGGGCAGGGCGGGGTATACCGGGTTTATCCTCGCAGACAAGAAATTTATAAGCGCAGTCCTGAGCAGCCGGATAATGTTCCAGGAATTGCCAGTGAAATTTTGCGCGGGCGCGACGTTCATCACCGGCTTCAATGGCAGTGGCTACAGCGACGGCACCTTCTTCCTTTATTGCCTGTTCGTCCGGAATGGCGGCGCAAATAAAGACTTTACTCATTTTGTTTTAACCTCATTACAGATTTCAGGGTGAACGAATCCCTGCCATTGCTGGCATTTTTAATCCGTTGGTATGGCGTTAATATGGCTGGCGGGTTATCCAGCCGGTATTTCGTTATTCAGGTTCAGCGATACTTTTTTTAACGGGAGGCATTCACCGGGGATTTTTTGTTCGTCCCTTACCTGAATGCAGGATGACTTACTGTCATAAATTCCGGTAATCACATTTTGTGGCTCACCCGTTATAAGAAAAACGGTCATCACCAGTGCAAATGCTGAAGTCACTGCTGTTCTCCGATAATACCAAGTTCAAGAAGGGCAATTCTGGAAAGTATGGAATTATCATTGAGAAGATAAGGTTCATATTTTCTCATCTTAATGGCATCTTCCGTAAACTCCCGGTTACTGAGCAGAACACCAATATCAAAACAACCTTCAGACGTATTAACGTTTGGTAATAACGTTTCCATTATCGCGTCCTCAACAATGAATTTTGTGATGCGGTGCCTGGTGCCTCCAGGTGACGTTAACCAGTTAACAATTAACGCCGGATACAGAGAATCCACCCATAACACTGTTTTTGGTTTTAACTGTTCCGCGTGCGCTCAGCCGCATTCACCACATCACAAAATTCACTTTAAAAAGGGCGGCAGAGCAGTCACGGAGTAAAACTGATACCGCCAAACGTCACCAGAAAATTGATAACAGAGGGCGTTGCAGCGGAGTTGTCACTTAAGCGTATGGTCAACCTGACAACCCGGTGTCCTCAACGGAGGAAGGAATAACCCCGCCATACTTACCGCCGCGCCATTTCGCGGAGTGCCACAACCGGAAGCGCACGGTCGAACTAAATTTAACGACACCGTACAGAGAGACCAATTTCGCCGTGCGCTTTCGCTTTATGCCCTGACTTTTCAGGGACATATCCTTTCAGTAAACTGTCAGTGCCGGATGTTCACCCGTGTCCGGCGCACGCACTCCACCTGACCCGTGGAGAACTCCTTAATTACCAACCCTCAGGAGGGTGAAATGGATAAAAAGCAAATTGAGGCCCTGCAATCTATTATTGAAAAACAAGATGAAGCTATCAGGATTCTTTCATATCGCACTGATATGATACTAAATATGCTTTCTGCATTAACGGCTGCGCTTGGTGGTACAAAAACAAACGTATACCGCGAAGTTGTTATTCAACAGATAGATAAATTTGAAAAAACCATACCAGGTATTAATGCTCATCTTGCAGAACAAGAGAAAGACCATGCTCTTATGGCAATTTCTTCAGTAGCTCTCCCGAAAGTTGAGTAGTTTTAATTGTTGTTTTGAAATAATCACTGCTTTCACATTTGAGTGATTTCATGGCAATCCAAATGCGGGCCTCTGTGCCTGCATTTGGTTCCAGTTGCTGTAGACGTTTTGCGTCTTCCAAAAGTAAGGCGATAATGTGTTTCAGCTTCTCATCATTTGCTTGATTCTTGTTTTCAGGCGAATTCTGTCCGCCGAATAGGCGCTTCTCTTCATACAGACCTATAAAGGCACGACGCACGTTACCGGATATAGTATCGATGGTTTCCTTTTCTACAGTACTCAGGTCAAGAGTCGCCAGTTGAGAGCGAACCACATTCGATGCCATTTCCTGGAATGGTACTGGTAAATCTTTAAATTCCATCATCAACCTCATCAGTCAGTGTTTCTGGTTAACCAGCGACGCGCGCCAGCTTCAGTTTTAAACGTTTTGCTTCTGGTATATGTCATCGCGGTAAACGTGCCGTCCTGGTTGGGAAACACGCCGCATACCAGAGATTCGTTGTTGCCAAGATTGAGCATATCCATGTTGACCTCATTTCCCCTTAACGCCGGGGTAGCGGAACAAAAACCTGCTGCATAGTTATTAAAGTTGAACCCTGCCGTCATGTTCTTACGCCTCGGGCTGGCTACTTAACCCCTGACCACTGCCTGGTAACTCGAAGTATTGCCCTGCATTCTGTGGGGCGGGGTGGGTTGGTATGCCGTTAAGGTAACAAGAGTTACCTTTCGAGTCAATACGATGTTGTAAAAGGTACATTTGAGAGCGTGAAAAACCCGCAATGAATGCGGGTTCTGACTCAGTCTAAGTATTGATGTATTTGTGAAACTTTACCTTTAATGGTGTAACCACCATTCAGTTCGATGGGTTTGTAAAGCGGATTCAGTGACAACAGATAGATGTTTGGTCCGTCAATCGCAACTTTTTTTAGTGTTACGTTTGGCGTTCCTTCCAATTGGATTAAGATTATTTTTCCCACCAGTTCTCTAATGTTACTTGAGCATGGTGTGATCAGCACGGTAGATCCGTCGGGGATGGTTGGGAGGCCGTTAGAGTTTGTCATCGCATCTCCCTCAACATGCAATAAAAAAGAGTTTTCAGCGGTTTTTGTCATGACATCAACCCAATTCTTAATGCCAGGAATCTCGGTTACTGGACAACTCATATCCCAATAACCAGCCTGTTCCCACGTTAAAACGGGCAACCGGGCGATGTTGTCACTAATGTAAGGATACTGATTCAGACGCAGATCATCGGTTTTATCGTGACCGTCCTTTCCATAAAGAATCCATTCAGGAGATTTGGAAAGCAATTTTGACAGTAGATGCAAATTCTCACCGTCAGGTTTTGAAGAGCCATTTTCCCATTTTGTTACGGATACACGAGATATGCCGATTGCTTTCGCAACCTGCTGTTGGGTTAATCCAACGTCTTTTCGACGATTCCGAATACGTTCGCTGATAGTGTTTTTCATGTAACCAATGTTACTACCAAGTGATGTTGCTATGGTTGACATTCCTATGTAACTATTGTTACCCTCCTGCTCGAAATAACAGGAGAGTTTTATGTTCAAAGATGATGTTCTGCGCTATTTCAAAAAAAAGCGACTAGTAGCTGAGGCTCTTGGAATTTCACATGTGGCTGTTGTGCGGTGGAAAGCAGTTATTCCCAAACTTCGCGCAATGGAACTGGATGAAATTACTAACGGTGAATTGAAATACAACCCAGAACTTTACAAGAAGCAGGATAGCACCTCGAACGAAGGAAAGAATGATTCATGAAAATCAAGCATGAACACATCCGCATGGCGATGAATGCCTGGGCGCGTCCTGATGGCGAAAAAGTTCCGGCAGCTGGAATAACCCAGGCTTATTTTGAGTTGGGTATGACGTTTCCTGAACTGTACGACGACAGCCATCCGGAAGCCCTGGCCCGTAATACCCAGAAAATTTTCCGTTGGCTGGATAAAGACACCCCTGATGCTGTTGAAAAAATGCAGGCTCTGTTACCGGCGATCGAAAAGGCGATGCCGCCTTTGCTGGTGGCCCGTATGCGCAGCCACAGTTCTGAATATTACCGTGAGATCGTCGAACGGAGGGATCGGCTGGGGAAGGATGTCGATGATTTTGTTGCGTCAGCGGGTGTTTTGTATGACCAGATGAATCGCGGCGGCCCGGCAGGGAATGCTGTGGTGATGCACTAAAAGCACGGTGTTCGGGGGTTTTATGAGCAGCAAGCTTCATGGTCTTGTCTGGGAAGGGTGCGCCTTCACCGGCATGATCTTATCCAGGGTGGCGGTTATGGCCCGTCTTGCAGACTACAGCAATGACGAGGGCGTGTCATGGCCTGCCATTGAAACTATCCGGCGTCAGATCGGTGCAAGAAGTGAATCCACAGTGAAATCGGCTATTGCAGAACTGGCGAAAGAGGGCTGGCTGACGAAGGAAGAGCGTAAGGTCGGTGGGCGTAATGTAAGCAATATCTATCGGCTTAATGTGGAAAAACTCGAAGCAGCTGCGGCGGCGGCGCGTGAGTCATATAAACCGAAAAGAAAAATTAGCCCGGCAAAAAATGACCCGTTAACAGTTGACCCGTCAAATATTGACCCCTCAACGGTTGACCCGTCAAATTTTGATGGATCAACCGTTGATAAAAAACTGCCGATTAGGGGGGCGATGATTGACCCCGATCCGTCAGTATTAAAACCTGATCCGTCAGATAAAAGATCTTCTTGTCCGGACGCTTCGCAACCGGACCCGCAGACGGCTGAACAGGATTTTTTAACCCGACACCCTGACGCGGTTGTGTTCAGTGCGAAAAAACGCCAGTGGGGAAGTCAGGAAGATTTGGTGTGCGCACAGTGGATCTGGGGACGAATCGTGAGTCTTTACGAGCAGGCGGCCAGCTATGATGGCGAGATCACTAGACCGAAAGAACCCAACTGGACAGCATGGGCCAATGACGTTCGCACAATGCGGATGCTGGATGGCAGAACTCACAGACAAATTTGTGAAATGTTTGGGCGTCTCCAGCGGGATTCGTTCTGGGTAAAAAACATCATGAGTCCGGCAAAACTCCGGGAAAAATGGGATGAACTGGTTATCCGCCTGGGGCGTTTGCCTGCGCAGCGTTGCGTGAATCACATTTCTGAACCGGACACTGAAATACCGCCGGGATTCAGGGGGTGACGTGTCATGAAAAACATTGCGGCAGGCGGCGTTCTTGAACGTATCCGAAGACTGGCTCCGCCACATGTAACCGCCCCATTCAGAACGGTAGCGAAGTGGCACGAGTGGCAACTTGCTGAAGGCCAGAAACGTAGCGAGGAGATCAACCGCCTGAATCGCCAGTTGCGGGTGGAAAAAATTCTGAATCGCTCAGGCATCCAGCCGTTGCACCGTAAATGCTCGTTTGCGAATTACCAGGTGCAGAACGACGGTCAGCGATACGCGTTGAGCCAGGCGAAATCTATCGCTGATGAACTGATGACCGGATGCACAAATTTCGCGTTTAGCGGAAAACCTGGTACCGGGAAGAACCACTTAGCAGCAGCTATCGGGAATCGCCTGCTGAAAGACGGTCAGACAGTGATTGTGGTTACCGTGGCTGATGTTATGAGTGCCCTCCCCGCCAGCTATGACGATGGGCAGTCAGGCGAAAAATTTTTGCGGGAACTGTGCGAAGTGGATCTGCTGGTTCTTGATGAAATTGGCATTCAGCGCGAGACGAAAAACGAGCAGGTGGTACTGCACCAGATTGTTGATCGCCGGACAGCGTCGATGCGCAGCGTGGGGATGCTGACAAACCTGAACTATGAGGCCATGAAAACATTGCTCGGCGAGCGGATTATGGATCGCATGACCATGAACGGCGGGCTATGGGTGAATTTTAACTGGGAGAGCTGGCGTCCGAATGTCGTCCAGCCAGGAATTGCGAAGTAATTTTTACCGGGAGAAAAATTTAATGGAGACTGTTTTTGACGCACTGAAAGCAATGGGAAAAGCCACATCCATAGAACTTGCTGCGCGACTTGATATCAGTCGTGAAGAAGTGCTGAACGAACTATGGGAACTGAAAAAGGCTGGTTTTGTTGATAAAAGCGCGTACACCTGGCGTGTGGCTGATAACAACGTTCAGCAGGAACAGCCAGCGCAGGCAGAACTGCCGGAAGAAATCACCACAGCAACAGTAGCGAAAATCTCAGAGTGCGATTTAACCGCGACGATTGAACAACGAGGACCACAAACGGCTGATGAGCTGGCTACATTGTTTGGTACCACATCACGCAAAGTGGCTTCAACGCTGGCAATGGCAATCAGCAAAGGTCGTCTGATTCGCGTAAATCAGGGCGGTAAATTTCGTTACTGCATACCGGGCGATAATTTACCAGCAGAGCCGAAAGCAGCATCGGTAGCGGAAACTGATGGTAAGGCCTTTCCTCATACCGCAGGTGTTGCGTTACCAGTACAGGAGGCTGCAACACAGGAAGATATTAAAACAGAAACTGTGGCGGACATTGTGCAGTCGCTGCCATCGTTTACTGAAACGCGAGCGGATGACCTGGTTTTACCATCACTGCATATGGCAAACCGCGAACTGCGTCGGGCGAAAAATCATGTCCAGAAGTGGGAGCGAGTCTGCGCCGCGCTGCGGGAGCTGAACAAGCACCGGGATATTGTTCGACAGATTACTGATTCTTCCCGCCGTGTTGTATCGGAAAAGTGATTGCCGGAGGCGCTTATGGCAAAAGTATTTACACAAGAAGAGCGGGAAAAAATTAAAGGGCAGGTTGTTGAGCTAGTACGCCGGAGTGGGCGCGAGACGTTACGGCAACTGGAAGCCAAGACAGGTGCGACAAGATATCTGATGAGCGTTCTCGCCAGAGAGCTGGTTGCCAGTGGCGATGTATACAACTCTGGTTACGGGTTATTCCCGTCTGAACAGGCTCGTAAGGACTGGCAAAATGCCCGCAAAAAACTATCCAGGGCAAAGGTGAAGAAACCATCTGTGGTTGATCCGGACCTTATCTGGTCATTACCAGACGGAGAAATACGCCGCTACGACAGGCGTCTGAACATAATCTGTCGCGAGTGCCGGAAGAGCGAAGTTATGCAGCGTGTGCTGGCGTTTTATCAGAATGGTTTTCGAGAGAGGCTTGGAGATCAGGGATGAATAGAACGATGAAGGATGGAAGCTACATATTCTCGGTACTAAGATTTATTTTTCTGACACAAAATGACCATTTGGCGTTACATAATCCCAAAAAAACGTATCAAAAATCTCAAAATGCGTTACGATTAGAGAGTATTTTGATTCTGCGTGCTCATTTTTTGATTGCTGTGGCTTTTTGTTGTGGGAGTGTTGAATGGATTATTTATCAGAAGTGTTAAAAATCATTGAAGGTGCAACAAAGGCAAATGCTTCGATGGCTAGTAATTATGCTGGGTTGCTGGCAGATAAGCTCGAACAAAAAGGGGAGGTCAAGCAAGCCAGAATGATAAGAGAAAGGTTGCTTAGAGCTCCCCAGGCGTTGGCAGGAGCTCAAAGGGCTGGAGGTGGGATATCTCTGGGCTCATTACCGGTAGATATTGATAGTCGACTCAACACTGTTGATGTCAGTTATCCTAAATTAGACAGTTCAGAGATTTTTCTGCCTGCAGCAATCAGTACCCGTGTTGAAGAGTTTATCACTAATGTTCAACGTTATGATGAGTTTGTTAAAGCTGATGCAGCATTGCCGAGTCGTATGCTCGTGTATGGAAAGCCAGGAACAGGTAAGACTATGTTATCTAAGTACATCGCTACCCGCTTAGATTTTCCACTTCTTACAGTGCGTTGCGATACTTTGATTAGTAGTTTATTGGGACAAACCAGCAAAAATCTTAGACAGGTTTTCGATTATGTAATGCAGAGGCCATCAGTGCTTTTTTTAGACGAATTTGATGCTTTAGCTGGAGCAAGAGGTAATGAGAGAGATATAGGTGAGCTTCAGCGAGTTGTCATTTCACTATTGCAGAATATGGATGCGGCATCAGAGGATACGGTAATTATTGCCTCAACTAACCATGAGCAACTTCTGGATCCTGCAATCTGGAGGCGATTTAGCTTCAGAATTCCAATGCCTCTGCCTGACATACATCAGAGAGAGTTAATTTGGAAAAATCGTTTAAAGAATATGATATGTAGCGATCTAGATTTAAGTGATTTATCAAGAAAATCGGAGGGATTATCCGGAGCAATAATTGAACAGGTGAGCTTGGATGCACGTAGGGATGCAGTTATTGAAGGTGCAAGTGTGATAAATCACCATAAATTGTATAGGCGTTTGTATCTTGCGCAATCGCTTATGGAAGGTGTAAATTTAAGCACTTACGAAGATGAAATTCGTTGGTTACGTTCTAAAGATAAAAAATTATTTTCTATCAGAGTTCTTGCTAATTTGTACAAACTTACATCAAGAGTAATTTCAAACATTCTGAAGGAGTCAGGAGCATATGAGCAGAAGGGGTACACAGTTTAGTAACGCAAAAGTTACAAACCCAATGTTAAGAATCCCTTTTTCCAGTAGTGACTTGGGTGCAATAGTAAACGCTGGCGGTGGGGCAAAGGTATTGGTTGATGTAACAGCCGAATATAGACAAGGGCTAGTAAGAAATTTAACAACCAGTAAACATTATTTAGAATCCAAACTTTCAGAGTACCCTGGAAGCTTGGGTACTTTGGTTTTCAAATTAAGAGACCAGGGAATAGCCAAAACGCATAGGCCGAACAAAATTGCTCAAGAGGCTGGATTGCAAAATGCCGGTCATGCCAAAATAGATGAAATGTTGGTTGCTGCTCATGCCGGCTGTTTTGACGTATTAGAGTCAGTCATTTTACATCGGAATATTAAAGCGATTTTGGCTAATCTAAGCGCGATTGAGCGCATTGAACCTTGGGATGAGAATAGGAAGGTTCCAGGAGGCACTGATGGTTTGTTTGAATCATCAAACATCCTTGTACGACTATTTGAGTACACAGGTGAAGATGCAACTTACAACAACTATGAAAACGTTATTTCTATATTAGAACAACACGGAGTTAAATATGATGAGATTAGACCAAAATGTGGTCTTCCCTTATTAAGGATAATGGATTTATCCCCAAATGATAGATATATATTAGACATTCTCATTGATTACCCGGGTATAAGAACGTTAATTCCAGAACCAAAATATTCAGCATTCCCGGTTAGTGTAAGTGATTCTGTTGGCATTGAAACAAATAGCTTTCCCGTACCATCAGAAGAATTACCCATTGTTGCTGTATTTGACACTGGGGTAAGCCCCATCGCGGCAACAATTACTCCTTGGGTAGTGAGTAGGGAAACATACGTAATTCCTCCTGATACGAGTTATGAACATGGGACTATGGTGTCTTCATTGATATCAGGCGCTCATTTTTTAAATGACAATCATCCATGGATTCCTGATACAAAATCTAAAATCCATGATGTTTGTGCTTTAGATGAAAATGGATCTTATATATCAGATTTAATTCTGAGGCTAGCAGATGCTGTAAATAAAAGACCAGATATAAAAGTCTGGAATTTGTCTTTGGGAGGCGGACCATGTAATGAGCAGATGTTTAGTGATTTTGCGATGGAGTTAGATCGGCTCAGCGATAAATTTGGTATTTTGTTTGTAGTTGCTGCAGGTAATTATGTAGATGAACCTATACGTACATGGCCAAATCCTGATCCGCTTGGAGGTGCTGATTTAATTTCCTCTCCTGGAGAGTCAGTCCGAGCACTAACAGTTGGTTCAGTTTCTCATATGGAAGCTAATGATGCTTTAAGTGAAATTGGAACACCGACACCATATACTCGTCGTGGCCCTGGGCCTGTATTTACTCCAAAGCCAGATATAATCCATGCTGGCGGTGGGGTTCATAGACCTTGGAATGTAGGAGCAAGCAGTTTAAAGGTCGTAGGGCCAGATAATAGGCTTTGCTCTAATTTTGGTACTAGTTTTGCTGCTCCAATTGTGGCAAGTTTAGCTGCGCATACATGGCAGAGAATAGCCACTAATTCAGACTTTAATGTTTCACCATCATTGATTAAAGCATTATTAATTCATTCCGCTCAATTATCTTCTCCTGATTACTCGCCAAGTGAAAGACGCTATTTGGGAGCGGGAATTCCTAATGAGGTTATTGAGACCTTATATGATAGTGATGATAGGTTTACTCTGATTTTCCAAACATTCTTGGTTCCTGGGGTGAGGTGGAGAAAGGAAAACTATCCCATACCATCGGCACTTATTCAAAATGGAAAATTTAAAGGTGAGATTGTAATTACTGCTGCATATGCACCACCACTGAACTCTAATGCCGGCAGTGAATATGTTCGCGCGAACGTAGAGCTAAGTTTTGGCTTAATTGAGAATAATACTATAAAAGGAAAAGTACCTATGGAAGGAGAAAACGGTCAATCTGGATATGAGAGAGCTCAAATTGAGCATGGTGGAAAGTGGTCACCAGTAAAAATTCATCGCAAGGCATTTAATAAAGGAATTACTTCGGGTAACTGGGCTCTTCAAGCTAAAACAACGTTGAGAGCGAATGAACCGGCCTTAATGGAGCCTTTACCTGTAACTATTGTAGTAACTTTAAAATCATTAGATGGAAACACACAAGTTTATGCTGATGGCGTAAGAGCTTTAAATGCTAATAACTGGGCTCACTATCCATTGCCTGCTCGTGTGCCAGTTTCCGTATAACAACTATATAAATCAAACCCGCTGTAGCGGGTTTGATTTATTTGTGGGTGTGTTTTATAAAAATACCGCCCATACACAACAAAATACAAAAAGTATTACAGATAAAAAAGGAGCGTAATGTGCAGATTTGTTGTTTTCCATATTTACTCACCTTAATATGATTAATCCCGATAAGATTGTTATTTCAGCGGTTTTCAAATGAAATATTATGCTAATTTGGCAGATTTGCATAACATTAAAATTTAATTTATCTAACCGCTTTTAATAATAAGCGTTGTATTTTTATCCCAGCAATCTGTTGTTTGGTTTTTATTCCATTAAGGTGGGGCTTTACACTGGAGCCAGTTTATTTATACTTCATACGTCAGCCTGAACAACTGGCACCTGCTGCGCCAGCAGAGAAAACAGATGGCGCACGATACCAAATTTTACAATTCGGATAACTCTGCCGCCCCTGCCAGCAGGCACGGGCGGCGTTCTCATGCATTCAAATCTGACTGGTATCAGCACGACCCCTGCACCGAAGAACAGGCTGAATGGCTCATTCAGTGTTACCGCGGGCGCGGATGCGAGGTTAAAAAAGCCCTTAGCCTCGACTACCGTCACTGGATAATCTCCGTCAGGCTCCCTTACTCAGAACGGCCAGCGCGTCCGTCCCGCACATTCCAGCAACGGATCTGGAGGTAATGTGCGGGTATTACTTCGATCTGTTCTGGTACCGGAACTCGGTCTGGTTATCGTTAAGCCAGGCCGTGAATCAATGTCAGCATTCCATAACGGCAGAATACTGGTGGAGCCGGAACCAAAAAGCATGCGTAATCTGCCGTCCGGGGTCGTTCCTGCCGCTCGCCAGCCGCTGGTGGAAGACAAAACATTGCTGCCGTTTTTCAGTAACGCACGGGTGATTCGTGCTGCTGGTGGTGCTGGTGCATTGTCTGACTGGCTGTTGCGCCATATTAAATCCTGCCAGTGGCCACACGGCGATTATCATCACAGCGAAACCGTCATTCACCGTTATGGTACCGGCGCAATGGTGTTGTGCTGGCACTGCGACAACCAGCTGCGTGACCAGACATCCGAATCACTCGGGCAACTTGCTCATCAAAACCTGTCAGCATGGATGATTGACGTCATCGGTCACGCAATAAGCGGTACGCAGGAGCGTGAATTATCTCTGGCTGAATTATCCTGGTGGGCGGTCCGCAATCAGGTGGCGGACGCGCTACCGGAAGCGGTATTACGTCGTTCGCTGGGGTTGCGTGCGGAAAAAATTCGCTCTGTGTACAGTGAAAGCGACATCATACCGGGAGAGCAGACCGCCACCAGCATACTGAAACAGCGCACAAAAAATCTTGCGCCGCTGCCTCACGCCCACCAGCAACAGAACCCACCACAGGAAAAGACGGTGGTCAGCATTGCCGTTGATCCCGAGTCACCGGCTCAGTATCTCCAGCGCCAGAAATCACAACGGGAAGAGATGCCTGTATACACGCGCTGGGTAAAAACGCAGAAATGCATGACGTGTGGCAATCAGGCAGATGATCCGCATCACATCATTGGTCATGGACTGGGAGGGATGGGAACAAAGGCTGATGATTTGTTTGTTATTCCGCTGTGCCGTAAATGCCATAGCGAACTACACGCCGGGGTAAAAGATTTTGAAGAAAAACACGGCAGCCAGCTGTTGTTGCTGATTCGTTTTTTAATGCACGCGAGAAATTCGGGTGTTCTGAAGTGGAAAGCATAAATGACTGAACGCATAGAATTTGTTTTGCCTTACCCGCCAACGGTGAACACTTACTGGCGTCGTCGTGGCAGCACATATTTTGTATCAAAAGCCGGGGAGCGTTATCGCCGGGCAGTGGCGCTTATTGTTCGCCAGCAGCGGCTGAAATTAAGCCTGTCCGGAAGGTTGGCAATAAAAATTATTGCAGAACCACCGGATAAGCGCCGCCGTGACCTGGACAATATTCTGAAAGCGCCGCTGGATGCGCTGACGCATGCGGGGTTGCTAATGGACGATGAGCAGTTTGATGAAATCAATATCGTTCGTGGTCAGCCAGTATCTGGTGGACGTCTGGGGGTGAAGATTTACCCCATAATGCATGAAGAGCAGGTCAAAAAATGAAACTGGAAGATTTACCGAAATACTACTCCCCAAAATCCCCCGGCCTGACTGATGCATCGGCCTCAACGTCGAAAGATGCGCTGAGTATCACTGATGTGATGGCCGCGCAGGGCATGACACAGAATCGGGCTGAGATGGGGTTTTCTGCGTTCCTGGGGAAAATGGGCATCAGTATGAATGACAGGGCGCGGGCAACAGAATTACTGGCAGATTATGCACTCAGTCGGTGCGATCGTGTGGCGGCGTTGAGAAAACTTCCGGCAGAAATAAAACCGGTAGTGATGCGCATTATGGCTTCGTACGCTTTTGAGGATTATGCCCGCAGCGCAGCGAGTAAAAAGCAGTGCCCCTGTTGCCGAGGGGAAAAATTTATTGAAGGCGAAGTTTTTACAAACAAGGTTCAGTATCCGGATGGCAAGCCGCCAGTGTGGGCAAAGTGCACAAAAGGCGTGTATCCGTCTTACTGGGAAGAATGGAAAAAAGTCAGGGAGGTGGTAAAAGTTGCCTGTCCGGAGTGTGGCGGAAAGGGTGAGGTTTCCACCGCCTGTAAGGATTGCCGTGGGCGTGGTGTCGCCATTCATCGTGAAGAGTCGGTAAAACGTGGTATGCCTGTTATCAGAGATTGCCAGCGTTGTGGTGGTCGTGGCTGTGAAAGGCTGCCATCAACGGAGGCATTTAATGCCATATGCAAAGTGACGAGTGCTATCACGCTTGATACGTGGAAAAAATCAGTGAAACGCTTTTACGATACGTTGGTGGTTCGGTTTGACATTGAAGAGGCATGGGCGGAGCGGCAGTTAAAGAGGGTAACGCGATAGTGTTGTTGATTTTTCCCGAATCTGTGGTAAATTTGCTCTAACGATGGGCGTTTTATGCCTGACGTTAGAAGATTTTTTACACCCCGCCGCCTGGCGGGTTTTTTATGACTGAAATCGCGTCAGTACAGTAAACGCGCTGGTGGCGGTGAATACCTGTCTTTCAGCTTGCTGGCTTTTTCGACAAGAGTTATTGGTGTGTCACGTTAACCGGAAAAGGGAAAAAGACATGCTAAAACAGCAGGATATGACAGAAACCGCCAGAGTGGTGTTTAATGAATTAAGCGTTACCGAACCGGCGACAGTCGGGGAGATAGCGCAGAATACTTACCTTTCACGCGAACGCTGCCAGTTAATACTGACCCAGCTGGTTATGGCGGGTCTGGCAGACTATCAGTTCGGTTGTTACAGACGCCTTCCGCAGTGAAGGCTTTTTTATTTGTGGTAAATGGGCGGCTGGTGGGTGTTAGGGGCACCCACCAGCCATCTGCTCATGCGTTGGGTTCACAAGCAAACCTCAGGCCCACTGCTTTGCGCAAAAGCAGAATGAGCCTATCAGAGACAGGCTTAATGATCCATGCTTGATACTGTAAAAATATCCAGTTGTGAGTTAATCAACGCCGACTGCCTGGAATTTATCCGGTCGTTACCCGAAAATTCTGTTGACCTGATAGTCACGGACCCGCCGTACTTTAAAGTGAAGCCTGAGGGCTGGGATAACCAGTGGAAGGGCGACGATGATTACCTGAAGTGGCTGGACCAGTGTCTGGCGCAGTTCTGGCGGGTGCTGAAACCTGTCGGAAGTCTTTACCTGTTCTGTGGTCATCGCCTGGCATCTGATATCGAAATCATGATGCGTGAACGCTTCAGTGTGCTGAACCATATTATCTGGGCGAAGCCGTCCGGACGCTGGAACGGATGCAACAAGGAAAGCCTGCGGGCGTATTTCCCCGCCACAGAGCGCATTCTGTTCGCGGAACATTATCAGGGGCCGTATCGTCCGAAAGATGCCGGGTATGCGGCGAAGGGCAGTGCACTGAAACAGCATGTGATGGCCCCGCTGATTTCTTACTTTCGTGATGCGCGCGCGGCCCTGGGGATAACGGCAAAACAGATTGCAGATGCCACAGGAAAGAAAAACATGGTGTCGCACTGGTTCAGTGCCAGTCAGTGGCAGCTACCGAACGAAAGCGATTATCTGAAATTACAGTCGCTGTTTGCCCGGGTGGCAGAAGAGAAACATCAGCGCGGTGAACTGGAAAAGCCCCACCACCAGCTGGTGGATACGTATACGTCACTGAACCGGCAGTATGTGGAGCTGCAGAGTGAATATAAGCATCTGCGGCGGTATTTTGGTGTGACGGCGCAGGTGCCGTACACGGATGTGTGGACACATAAACCGGTGCAGTTCTATCCCGGGAAACATCCGTGCGAAAAACCGGCAGAAATGCTGCAGCAGATAATCAGCGCAAGCAGTCGTCCGGGTGACCTGGTTGCAGATTTTTTTATGGGCTCAGGTTCAACGGTAAAAGCTGCACTGGCGCTCGGGCGTCGTGCGATTGGCGTTGAACTGGAGACCGGACGTTTTGAGCAGACAGTCAGGGAAGTTCAGGATTTAATCGTTTGAAACGGATGAGATTGCAGAATTAATTACGCACCATTATTATTCTGCTTCCGGCCCTTTAGCTCAGTGGTGAGAGCGAGCGACTCATAATCGCCAGGTCGCTGGTTCAAATCCAGCAAGGGCCACCATCACAAACCGCCATTAGCTTATCAGGAAGAGCAGACGACACGATAACAGGGTTGTTGGTGCGGGGGCGGGTCCCCGATGGCGGTCCATTATCGGTATTCAGCGTTGTTAGCTCAGCCGGACAGAGCAATTGCCTTCTAAGCAATCGGTCACTGGTTCGAATCCAGTACAGCGCGCCATATTCATTCTTCCAGATTCCTTTCGGCAGAGCCTTATACTGAAATATACCTGGCTCAGGATATTGTTGAAAATATTATATGTTTGTCAAAAATAAAAGTTCTGTTAAGTGTTGATTGAGTGTTTGTTATACGGTCTAATGGTTTTTTCAGCATTAAATATTTATCATTCATATGGTGTGGGTAGAGTGAATATTGATGAGGCGTCGGGGTGTTTCATCCTTAGGCAGCGTATTGATATAGTCAATGCAGAACGAGCAAAGGCCTTCAGCCGTTTGACAGTTTTGTTCTGTACTCCTGATCGTCTTTCGGGAAGAGACGTTATTATTCTGAATAGTGATGCTATACAGAGGGTTTGCGATGAGTTCATGGTTGCTAATTCAGAATTATTTGCTCTTGTTCAGGAGTACAACAGAATAGCCAGGACCTGTGGTATGGATGAACTTCGGATTACTCATCTGGGGTAGATACATATCTGGATTATCACCGGTTACGGTAAAAAGTGATTGCTTACTGTTTTTGTGAATGGCATTGCAGCAGCCGGATAATGTCAGTGCTGGCTGACGGTGTGCTGGTGGCGGGTGTGGTGGTTGCTGCTTTCCCGTTGCTGAAAAAGAAAACGCCAGACTGTTAGCCGGGTATCAGTTAGCGGGAGAAATTTTTAAATACTTCACAATTCAGGCGGTTGACTGTTGTCTGGTTTGCGGGGAGTTTGTTAAAAGAAACTGGCATGGTGAATCCCCCTGTGCGGAGGGGCAATCAGCGAGTAGGTATATGGGATAATCGCGGATTCAGGTGCTGGTACTGAATTCACCGGGAGGCACCCGGCACCATGCAATGGCACATAGCGCCACTCTCCAGCCCCTCTCCGGAGGGGCTGTTTATATTGATTTTGTCAGATGTGAGTAAACTCCTTATGGACTTTGTTGTTTTAGCCCATAAGGACATATTTGCAGAGTGCAACGGTTATTAAAGCATTCATTCAATACGTTATCTGTATTTGTAGGGCATTCCTGGCTGTTTTTGATTAAATTCCAGAATGTTTTATTGAATGGTACTACGTTGTAAATGGTTACAGGCAGCACTTTGTTATTGAGCATGATGCCTGTGTGAGTCAGTGTAAATATACTTTCAGGAGGTAAGAAAGCATCCGATTGATACCAGATTATTAATTTTATTTTACTCCATATGACTGAAAAAGATATTCCGCATGATGGCTGGATAACTGTATCAATCACAATCCACTTCATTTAGTTTCCTTGTTTATGCCTTGCTGGTGATGTTCTGAAAAGTATAAATGATATTTTTGATTGTAAACCATAGAGCAGAATTATTTTTCTGATGTTGTTTATTGTTTATTTAAATGCAGGGTGGTTTATATCTCGTCTTGTAGTTTATCCATGCATATCTGCTTGATGATGAGGTTTTTAATTAAGGTATGGTTTTGTGTTTTTTCTGTATTACATGTCAGGTATTTTAAAGAATCATTTTTCAGATGGTGAAAAGAACCATGGCATTTAAACACTATGATGTTGTCAGGGCGGCGTCGCCGTCAGATCTTGCGGAAAAGCTGACACATAAACTGAAAGAGGGCTGGCAGCCGTTTGGTAGTCCGGTGGCCATAACCCCTTATACCCTGATGCAGGCGATTGCAGCAGAAGGTGATGTGGTCGTCAGTGGTGCAACTGAGCCGGAGTGGTACTACGTCATCGTACTGGCCGGGCAGTCCAATGCCATGGCTTACGGTGAAGGGCTTCCGCTTCCGGATTCATACGATGCGCCCCATCCGCGCATTAAGCAACTGGCCCGTCGTAACACAGTGACTCCCGGTGGTGAAGTATGCGTATTTAACGACATCATTCCTGCTGACCATTGTCTGCATGATGTTCAGGATATGAGTACGATTAACCATCCCCGGGCTGACCTGAGCAAAGGGCAGTACGGCTGTGTCGGCCAGGGCTTACATATTGCCAAAAAACTGCTTCCGTATATCCCTAATAATGCGGGGATCCTGCTGGTACCATGCTGTCGTGGTGGTTCGGCATTCACCCAGGGCACGGAGGGGACATTCAGCGAGTCCACGGGGGCCAGTCAGGATTCGGCTCGCTGGGGAGTGGGTAAGCCGTTATATCAGGATCTGCTTTTCCGCACGAAGGCAGCATTGCAGAAAAACCCGAAAAACGTTTTGCTGGCGATATGCTGGATGCAGGGGGAATTCGATATGACGAATGCCAGTTACGCCCAGCAGCCAGCAGCATTTCTTGCAATGGTACAGCAGTTCCGTGCTGACCTTGCCGGGCTGGCAGCGCAGTGTCACGGTGGAAGTCCGGCATCAGTCCCCTGGATTTGTGGCGACACGACATACGCGTGGAAACAAGAACACGGTACGCAATATGAAGTGGTATATGGTGCATATAAAGGTAAAGAATCCCAGCAGATTTATTTTGTTCCCTTTATGACCGATGGTAGCGGAGTTAATACACCGACAAACAACCCGTCAGAAGATCCTGATATTGCCGGGTCTGGTTATTACGGTTCGGCATCCCGAACGAACAAAAACTGGGTATCATCAAATCGCCCGACGCATTTCAGCTCATGGGCGCGTCGTGGCATTATTCCCGATCGTATGGCAACTGCTATTCTGAACGTAGCCGGGCGCACCTCAGCCTTCATCAGTGGTAAGGCACCGGAAATCAAACCCTCGCCCGGCGGCGACACGCCATCGGGTCCGTCTGCAGATACGTCCGTTCGCACAATCTCCCTGCTGCCGACAGCCGGAGAGGCTGCTGCGCAGGGCTGGACCATTAAGGACGGCGGAATTCAGTTGTCGGGTGGTGTATTTAAGATCGCCAAGCAGAGCAATAAAGCCTGGTCCCTGACGCGCCCGGTGGATGACGCAGTCTCCCTGCTGACACGGGGTGGCAGACTGAGCTGTAAGTTTCGACTGTCAGGCGCACTGACCAACAATCAGTTCGGTCTGGGAATTTATCTGTATACCGATGTAGCGTTACCTGACGTCGTGGCGATGACCGGGACTGGTAACCCGTTCCTGATGTCGTTCTTCACCCAGACCACAGACGGCAAACTGAATCTGATGCATCACAAGAAAGCAGGAAACACAAAGTTGGGCGAGTTCGGGAATTACAGTAACGACTGGCAGACGCTGGAGCTGGTGTTCCCCGCCGGCAGTGCCACGGTTACTCCGAAACTGAATGGAGTGGCTGGCCCGGCATTCCAGGCCATAAAAGACAGTCTGGCAGTGGGACTAAATGCACTGACGCTGACGGATATTACCAAAAATGCAACGTATGGCGTTGAGATAGAAAGTCTGGTGCTGGAGATAAATGCACCGGCATCATCATAAAAAGTGAGCCAGTCAAATGGAAGGTATCGTTAAACTCACCGGTAGTGTCAGTGGGTCGTCTGAGATGCCTGCATGAGTTATCAGAGCCATCAGTACTTAACTGGTGGCTTTTTTTATTGTTGTCAGCTTCCGGATAACGGGAGACGGGGTATGTACCAGATGGAAAAAATCACAACAGGTGTGTCATACACCACGTCAGCGGTGGGAACGGGCTACTGGTTCCTGCAGTTGCTGGACAGGGTTTCCCCGTCTCAGTGGGCGGCAATAGGCGTGCTGGGGAGTCTGCTGTTTGGGCTGCTGACATATCTGACTAACCTGTATTTCAAAATCAGAGAGGACCGTCGTAAGGCTGCACGGGGAGAGTAATTCAATGACTCAAAACTATGAACTGATTGTGAAAGGGATCCGCAATTTTGAGAATAAAGTTACGGTAACTTTAGCGTTACGGGACAAAAAACGCTTTGACGGTGAAATTTTTGACCTGGACATCTCGCTGGACCGTGTTGAAGGTGCCGCGCTGGAGTTTTATGAGGCAGCAGCCAGAAGGAGCATCAGACAGGTCTTCCTGGATGTTGCTGCCGGGTTATGTGAAGGGGATGAGCAGTCGCCGGAAAAGCGCCCCGTAATTTTAGAGGCGCAGGATGTGTTGATAACCTACAGAGGAAAACTACCGGGAATAATTACTGGTTCTCTGAAGAGTCCGCCGAAATGGTAATTTTACCAGCATATTTTTCATCCAGTAATACAGCAAGCCGCCTGAAAGAGTCTTGTTGTTCCTGAGACCATTTGGGATTGCATGATTCAAACTGGATTGATGCCAGCGTTGATTGCATCTGTTCCCTTGGAATTGAGAATGCCAGATATGAGAAGGCGACGGTAAGGGTATTCACGTCTTCCCGAAGCCTGGAAATGCTGTCGAGCAACTCCTGTAGAGAAATGGTGTTATTGTCCATAAATAATCCTCATGATTGTATTGACCTGTTAGCAGCCTGAGGCAACAGGCTGGAACTGATAAACATATCCAGGGCTCAGAAACCGATAAATCCTGATAAATATCCATGAACGCAAAAATCAGATACGGCCTGTCGGCTGCCG